GCAAAGCGGGACGCAGCCGCGGGCAAACGCACCTGACGCCCAAGCTGCGCCTGGACCTACCTCCCGACAAACCAATGCCCGACCGATCCCCCGCCGCACCACTCCGGCAGGGGATTTCCCTTGTCTCATGGCCCTGAAGGATCCCCGACATGCCCGTTCTGACCCAACCGCCTACCATGGGCGATGTCCTCAAATACGAGGTCAACCCGAACTACACCCGCGAGACCGTCCCGCTGCTCGCCGGCACCGCCTATCCGGTCGGGTCGGTGCTGGGCCGCATCACCGCCAGCGGCAAATACAAGCTGGCCACCTCCGGCGGTACGGACGGCGCGCAGACCGCCGGGGCCGTGCTGCTCTACGCGGTCGATGCCACACTCGGCGATGCCGTCGGCGTGGTGCTCGTGCGCGGGCCCGCGATCGTGTCGCGCGCGGCGCTGGCTTACGACGGCACCGTCGATGACGCGACCAAGATCACCACCAAGATCAGCCAGCTGGCAGCCCTCGGGATCATCGCCCGCGACACCGCCTGATTGCTTCAGCCATGCCGTTCCGTGACGGCCCGGCGCGGCACGCCTCCCTATATCCTTTTCCCGGAGATCCCCATGACCCTCACCCGCAACCCGTTCGACGCGGGCGGCTATTCGCTCACCGAGATGACGCAGGCCATCAACATCCTGCCCAATCTCTACACCCGCCTCGGCCAGATCGGCCTCTTCCGCTTCGAGGGCGTCACGCAACGCTCCATCGTGATCGAGCAGCGCGAGGGCGTCCTCAGCCTGCTGCCCTCGGTCCCGCTCGGTGCCCCCGCCACTGTCGGCAACCGTGAGCAGCGCTCGATGCGCAGCTTCGCGCTCCCGTGGATCCCGCATGACGATGTGATCCTGCCCTCGGACATTCAGGGCATGCCGGCGCTTGGCGTCTCGGACGCCGCCGATCCGCTGGTCGAGGTGATGAACCGCAAGCTCACGCTGATGCGGCGCAAGCATGCCCAGACCCGCGAATACATGGAGATGAACGCGCTGCGCGGCATCGTGAAGGACGGCGCGGGCACCACGCTCTACGACTACTTCACCGAGTTCGGACTCACCCAGATCTCCGTCGATTTTGTGTTCGGCACGGCCGGCACCAATATCCAGGGCAAGGTGCGCAGCACCCTGCGCGCCATCGAGGACAATCTGCTGGGCGAGACCATGACCACCGCGCATGCGCTGGTCAGCTCGGAGTTCTTCGACAAGCTGATCAGCCACCCCAAGACCGAGGACGCCTACAAGTTCTACTCGGCCACTGGCGGCCAGCCCCTGCGTGAGGACATGCGCCGCGCCTTTCCCTTCGCGGGCATCCTCTTCGAGGAATATAACGGCTCGGTCACGCTCTCGAACGGCACATCAGAGCGCCTGATCCCCGCGGGGGAAGGCATCGCCTTTCCCCTCGGCACCTTCGAGACCTTCACCACCTATGGCGGACCCGCGAACCTGCTGGAGACGGCCAATACCGTGGGTCTGCCGCTCTATGCCCGGCAGATGATCGATGCCAAGGGCCGCTGGATCGATCTGATGACCGAAGGATCGATCCTGCCGGTCAACAAGCGCCCGCGGCTGGCGATCCGCCTGCACAGCTCGAACTGATCGGTAAGGCCATGTCGATCTTCGCCCTCGCCATGGACACGCTCTTCGGCGATCCCAACATCGCCCGCGATGCTGTCTATATCTCGGATGTGGGTGCGCCCCGGCTCATCCGCGTGGTCACACGCCGCGCGGACGACATCTCCAACTTCGGCGACGCGCGGATCTGGTCGGAGACCACGCGCGTGGATCTGCGCGTGGCCGAGGTGGTGCAACCGCGCCCCGGCGACCGTCTCGAGATGGATGGTGAGGCGTTTCTCATTCAGGGCGAGCCGGTCCGGGATCGTGAACGGCTCGTCTGGACCATTGACCTCAGGCCTGCGTGATCTCCATGAAGCTCAAACTCGACATCACCCCCGATCTGGCCGCGATGATGGCCGCCGAAATCAAGGCGGGCGAGAAGGCCGTCACGGCTGCCACGCGCGAGGCCGGGACCAGTCTCAAGACCGCATGGCGTGGGCAGATCACCGGCGCGGGGCTGGGTCAGCGGCTGGCGCGCACGATCCGGTCACAGCAGTATCCGAAGGGTCAGCCAAGCCTGAACGCCGCCGCTCTGGTCTGGTCCAAAGCGCCCGACATCGTCAGCGCCCATGACACCGGGCCGCTGATCCGCTCGAAAACCGGCTTCTGGCTGACGATCCCGACGGCAGCCGCCGGCAAGTCCCGCCGTGGCGGCCGGATCAGCCCGGTCGAATGGGAACGCCGTACGGGTCTGCGCCTGCGCTTCGTCTATCGCCGGACAGGCCCAAGCCTGCTGGTCGCCGAAGGGCGGCTGAACAAGGGTGGCCGTGCGGTGGCGTCACGCTCGAAGACCGGGCGCGGGCTGACCACCGTGCCGATCTTCCTGCTGGTGCCGCAGGTCAAGCTGCCGAAACGGCTGGATCTCGACCGTGACACCGCGCGGGCACATGACAGCATGCCGGGGCTGATCGTGGCGAACTGGGTGGACGGACGGCGATGATTGGTGACGGCGATGCGGAGAGATATCAGCACATGACCCGGTCGCCTGAGTCATCGGTGAGCCCTATCGGCGTCCCAGCTTACCAAATTCGCTGTCCAGCAGGGCGCGAATTTTTTTCGACGCGCCCCGCAGCGCTGCGTCCACATTGGCGTCATTGTGGGTGACGGTCTGCGGCTGCATCCCTTCGGGACGCGCTTCGACGGTGCAGTGAATGTCGTCGGCCCCGCCCTTGGCACCATTCACATCGGACAGATGCACCTCGATCCGTGACAGACGGTCGGTCAGATGCCCGAGTGCGGATGTGACAACCGTTTCGGCCACTTCGGCCAGGCGTTTGTCGCCTTCAATGTTGGCATCGGTATTCAGTTGAAACTGCATGTCGGTTCTCCTGTGTGAGTGCGTTCACCCTCTGTGACTGGGTCGAGGCCGAAGGGTCGCCCCCGGTTGATCTCCCAGTCGAGGGCGCGAACAGTCTGAAAGCAGGTGTCATCGCGATGGCGGTGCATTGTAGTCTAACCGGCTTATTGTTCTTAGCTGAAAGGATTTCTCAACAGGTCCCATAATGGTTCTTCGAGAAGGAGCAGTATTCGGTTGCCTTGCCGCTTTCGATCATCGCTGCGGTGATGTCGCGTCCGTCTGGCAGGAAACACTGACCGACGATGCGCCCGTAGCGGTCGATGTCGCGCTGGCGGCACGTAAGTTCGTGGTCTGAGGTCAGCCGCGCAAGCTCGGCTGTGGCGGCAGCGCCTCCGGGCGCGGCGGTCTCCGGAGCGTCAAGCGCCCAGATCCGGATCCGTACATCCTGACCGCTGATCCAGAAGGTGTCGCCATCGACGATCCGAGTGACATGGCCGTTGAAACGGTCTGCATCGGAGATCTCGGCAGGGTCATTGTTGGCAACGTCCGAACCGCTGAAGTCCGAGAGCATGCTCTCAAGATCGCCACGATCGGCCAGCATGAAGAGGGCAACCAGGAGCGCGATTATCAGGGCGCCCGTGCGCAGCGGTTTGCGCTTGCGGTGCCGCGATCTGTGCCGCGATCGAACTTGCCGTGTCAATGTTGCTCTCCCTTACTACCCGGTGGTGTCTGGCACCCGGACTGGGTGCGCACAAGGACGATGTTTCCAGCGCTGAGGCACCCTCAATACGCTTGCTGCATCAGGTCAACCGACCTCGCCCACCTATCGGAGCTCTTTCATGCCCTCGACCCGCGAGACGATCCTTGCAGCGCTGACGGCGCAGCTGGCCGCGCGCGCAGGCGCCGAGGTGCGGCGCAACGCGATGCTGCCGGAGCGGGTGCCGGCCGAAGGGCTGGTGATCCTGCGCGACGGCAATCCTGGCGAGCCGGATGTGACGCTGAGCCCGTGGCGGGCCTACTACCGCCACCGCGTGGAGATCGAGGCGTTCATGCCGCCGGGCGCGGCGGAGGCGGCGCTCGACGGGCTCTTGGCCCGCATCGGGGCCGCGCTGGCGCATGACGACAGCCTCGGTGGGCGGGTGGAGCTGATGACGCCCTCGGCGCCGGAGCTGCAGCCGGTGCCGGTGGAAGGCGGCGCGCCGTTTCTGGCGGCCGCGCTGGCGGTCACGCTGGAATACCAGGTCAGCGACCCGCTGAGCGGGTGAGCGCGCCGGACAGGCGCGGCCATCTCGAGACATCACATCTGCACATCACAGGGAGGATCAGCATGGGCAAGCAACGCGCCTATGGCGCCGATGCCACACTCAGGGCGGTGCGGGAGACACAATATGGTGGGGCCACCACGGGCCCGGTGCGGGCGCTCGATTTCAAGACGGCGGATCTGTCGGCGAGCATCCCGCTCGGCGACGACCCGCTTCTGGGGCGCGGGCGCAACGCGCAGGACCCGTATCGCGGGCTGGTCACCGATGAGGGCCAGCTGGAGATCCCGTTCGATCTGCAGGGCACCGGCTGGTGGATGACGGCGCTGTTCGGCGATCCGCAGACCACACCGCAGGCCGCAACCGGGCGGATCACCTTCGCGGAGAATCCCGCGCCGGGCGACACGCTCACGCTGAACGGGGTGGCCTGGAGCCTTGTTGTGGGGGTTGCTGCGGGCGACGAGACGGAGATCGGCGCCACGCTGACCGATACGCTGGCTGCGTTGGCCTCGGATCTCAACGCCGCCACTGATCCCGCCATCGCGGTCGCGAGCTACACGGTCGAGGATGACACGGCGCTGGTGATCACCCATGACGCCACTGGCCCCGACGGAAACGCGTTTACGCTGGACGCCTCGGCCGGACAGCGTTCCGCCCCCACGCTCACCGGCGGCGGCTATCGCCATGTCTGGCGCAGCGGGGCCGACACCATCCCGTCCTTCCTGATCGAGATCGGGCACCCGAAGCTCACCACCCCGGTCTTCTTTCGCCATGCGGGCGCGGTGCTGGAGGAGCTGTCATTCCAGATGGGCCAGGAAGGGCCGGCCAACGCCACCGTCTCGGTCGTGGCGCAGGGCGAAGAGACCGCGAGTGCGACGCTGAACGCAAACCCTGCCGCCTTTGCGCTGCGCCGCTTCAGCCAGGGACGCGGGCGCATTGCGCGCGCAGGATCACCGCTGGCAGGCGTCACGGCCGGCTCGCTGACCTTCTCCAACGGCATCGAGCGGGTGCGGTCGATCCGCGAGGATGGCCGCATCGATGGCGCGGATCCAACGCTTGCCACCTGCGAGGGATCGCTGACCGTGCGCTTCGATGGCCAGACGCTGATGGCCGAGGCCGCCAGCGGCGATCCGGTCGCGCTGGTCTACGGCTTCGCGATGGCCGAGGGCTATGCGCTGACCTTCACGCTGCCGCGGGTCTACCTGCCCAAACCCAAATATTCGATCACCGGCCCGGCCGGGGTCGAGGCGAGTTTCGACTGGCGCGCCGCCGCAGATGCGACCGGCGTGATGCTCGAGGTCGCGCTTCTCAACGATGTCCCAACCCATGGAGCCCCCTGATGATCCGTCTCGACCTGAACGCGTCCCCTGACTGGCTCGATCTCGGCCACGGCGTGCAGCTGCGCGTGGCCCCGATCACCACCTCGCTGATGAACCGTGCGCGCGAGGGACCGATACTTGCGGATCTGCCCGAGGGTGCCAGCGCCAATGCGCGCGGCATCGCGCTGGCCAAGGCGCTGGCGCGCGTGGCCGTGGATGACTGGGCGGGGGTTCATGATGCCGACGACGCCCCGGCCGAACTCACCCCCGAAGGGCTCGACGCGCTGCTCGAGATCGTGCCGATCTTCGAGGCGTTCCAGCTGCGCTACGTGGCGCCGGGCCTGCATCTGGAGCAGGAAAAAAACGCCTCAGCGCCCTCGCCGAGTGGCACTTCGGCGGGGGCGCGCAATACTGCAACAACTGCCCGCACATCTGCCAAGCCTGCCCGGCGCGGCAAAACGCGCCGCTGACGCGCGAGGGCACACTGGCCTGGGACCTTGCATGCCGGGCCACCGGCCAGCTGCGCGTTGCGGACGGGGCGGTGCTCGGCTGGGACATGGGCGCGGTGCTGGCCATGGCCACGGCCGGCGGGCTCGACCCGAGGGCCGCGGTGGAGCTTCTGCCGGTGATCGAGGCGGCGATGGTGCGCGCGATCAACGCGCAGATCCGGGCGCAGCGCCCGCAGTAAAACGACACGCCATAAAAGCAGAGAAACAGGGATCGGAGTCCCAATGACCAGCGCGTCCAAACAGGTGACGGTGCGGCTGGCCGCCGAGGGCGGCCGGCAGGTGCGCGCGGAACTCAAGGGGATCGGCACGGACGGCGCCACCGCCTTCCAGCGGCTGAGCTCGGAAATGGAAGCCGCCAATGCCCGCGCCGACCGGTTCTTTCGCCGGCTGCGCATTTCCGCCGCGGCAGGGGCTGCGGCCGTGGGGGCTGCGGCCACGGCGATGATCCGCAGCGGGCTGCAGATCGTCGACAGTCAGGCCAAGCTGGCGCAGTCGCTGGGCACCACTGTCGCCTCGATCCAGACGCTGGAGCGCGCGGGCGAGCTGGCGGGCGTGTCGATGTCGGGCATCGAGCAGGCCACCAAGGATCTGACGCGCCGTCTCAGCCAGGCCGCGGCCGGGACCGGCCCCGCCGCCGACGCGCTGGACCGGCTGGGGCTGTCGGCCACCGAGCTGATCGCGCTGCCGCTGGACGAGCGCGTCGGTGCGATCAACGCCGCCATCGAAGCCTTCGTGCGGGCGGCCGAGCGCGCCGCGGTGGCGGGCCAGCTCTTCGGCGAGGAAGGCTCCATCGCCATGGGCCGGATCGACAGCGGTACGCTGCGCCAGGCGACGAAAGACGTGCGCGCCTTCGGGGTCGTGGTTTCCGCGCAGGACGCCGCACAGATCGAACGGACCAATGATGCGATCTCGCGGCTGGGGCTGATCTGGCGTGGGCTGGCCAACCAGCTCGCGGTCGCGGCGGCCCCGGCGCTCGAGGCCGTGGCCGATGCGATGGCGGCACTCGCGGAGCGCAGCGGCCCCGTGGGCCGTGCCATAGAGCTTGTTCTGGGCAATCTCGACCGGCTGGCAGCCACGCTTGCAGCGGTTGCGGCGCTTGTGGCCGGGCGCTTTGTTGCCGGGCTGGCAGTTGCGGCCGTCAGCGTGCGCGGGCTGGCCACGGCGCTGGCGCTGCTGCGCGGGGCGCTGATCCGGCTGCCCTTTGTGGCGCTGGTGATCGGCGCGCAGGAGCTGATCCTGCGCTTCGGCCGGCTGGTCGCGGCGGCGGGGAGTTTCTCCGACGCCCTCGATCTCATGCGCGGCGTGGCCGCGGAGGTCTGGGACCGCATGGGCACCGGCGCACAGGCGCTCGGGGCGACGGTGGCGGCCGCATGGGCAGGGATCCGGGCCAGTGTCGCGGACGGCGTGCAGGCCAGCCTTGACGCGGTCGCGCGCGGGGCGTCGCTGATCATCAACACCTGGCGCGGGGCGTTCGCGGCCACGCGCGCGATCTGGTCCGATCTGCCGGCGGTACTGGGTGAGGTCGTGACCGGTGCGGCCAATGCCATGGTGCGCGGCGTGGAGCGGATGCTGAACGCGGTGATCGGACGCGTGAACCGCTTCATCGCAGGGATCAACACCGTGCTCGCCGCATTGCCCGCATGGGCCGTGGGCGATGGCGGGCTGCGCATCGGGGCGCTGGACAATGTCAGCCTTGGCGGTTTTGAGGCCCGGTTCGCGGGCGCGGCACGCGATGCCGGCGGCCGGGCGGCCGAGGCGTTCACGCGAGGATTCGAGCGGGACTACCGCATTCCCGATCTCGGGCTTGGGGCCTATGCCGACGAAGCGCGTGCCACGCAGGACGCGTTGCGCGGAGTGGCCGACGAACTGCGCGCGGCGGCGACCGGGCCGCTGGACT